CTCTCTGCTGCTACTCCTTACCTATTTAGAGCGCGGTGAATGTGAGCTGAGGTAATAGATTAGAATTACCGCCCGCATTGGTGTGTGTGAACAAGAAGTTCAAGACATCTCCAAGAGCAGTTCGGATTGGGAACTGCATGGAGGTTGTGTTGGCTGTGGTGGTCCCGGAACCGGTCCACAGGTTTGCAAGCCCATAGGCAACGTTGTTAAGTTGCGGTTGAACTGTTGAGGTAGTAAAACCAGATGCGTTAGTGAGTTGGGTCACTAAGCTACATAACCAATTTCCAGGCGGCATTTTGAAAGCCTGGACACCACTTTGAACGATATTAGTCCCATTGAATGCTTGTGTGTTGAATGAGATCAATTCTGAACCAGTAGCGACTACTTGGCCAGTGGAGCTCCATGAGCCAACATTGTAGTTGACTGGAGGTTGAGCTGAATTGGTAATGTTGGTGGGCGATGCAAATTCAACTGCGTAATCAACTTCCAAAGTACCGATGGTGTTGGTCCCAGGAGAACCGGAAACACCAACGAGAAGCATGCCGACATCATAAGTTTTGATGTCAGTGCCACCAGGTAACTGTCCTGGACGGACATAATACCACGGCAGTGTACGCAATTGTGAGGCAGGCACGACAATCACCAAAGGACGACATGGCAATCCATATGAACGTGGTTTGGAGTTCAATTGGACGGCCATTGAATCTGGCACTGGGTCCGCTGCGTCAGGATCGAAAGATAGCGCGATAGTACCGTTACCATAAGTTGACATTTCGTTAACTTGAGGAATATAACGAAATTGGAGCTTAGTAAAGCGGTAACGGTCCCACCCATCAGAGATGGTGGAGAGCCAGGGGAAAGTTCCCCCTTGACCGGGATTGATGTTGTATTTGCTGACAGAATAAGCTACTGATCCAGAAAAGTTGCCGACAACTTCATTCATGGACCATTTCGCTGTAGTATCACGAGTAGACGTTTCTATGGAATTGTTACCGAAACGACGTGACAAACTACCAACTACATTGGCTAACTTTGTTTGGCGATTGTTGATAAACTTCCTTCTGTTTCCCTTGGGTTGTTGGTTCTTTCTCTTGACCTCAACCTTCTTTTTGTTGCTGTTGTTTTTGTTGTTATTATTGTTATTCATGTATCAGGGGGGTTTGAAGTCGGATAATTTTCGACGTAGCCAGCTTGTGAAGTAGGCAACTTCCGTTCTTTTCGTGAGAGAACGTAACTAACCCGGAGATATTACTCCCCTTCGCATAGACAGTTTAACGACATACCTTGACTGGTCGTAACCCATGTTAACATGGGAAAAATAAATATACGTGAAAATAGAGAAAGAGGAAAGAAGGAAGTTTGTAACTCAGAGGTCGTTAGTAGTCGACGTCTCTGAGTTTAAGGAGCATTGGTGCATACACGGTTCCAGGAAGTGAATCTGGTTGGACCTCCTTAAAGGCATCCAAAAGAACAAACATCTCATCCACAGAGATGTTATAGCGCTCAAGCATAAATTTGTTCCAAACCGTGTGGTCGATCCAGGTAATTGATTGGATTACCTTCCAGTCAGGGAGCTTCTCAGCTTCCACTGTCTTTGTGCATTGGTGGCAAATACGTCTAATCTGTTTGTCAATTTCGGCGTAGAACCAATTGACCTTCATATTTCCATAGCCCAACCATTGGCTGTAAAGTATTGCACAAGACTGGAAAACAACACTTTTCTTCTTGTAGATGTTGTTAGGATCGGTGAGTATCTTACCCAGCTTAAGTAAGAAGGATGGTAAACGTATCCAATGGGGATACCCGTCTGACCCGTCCAAAAAGGCTCCTTTCAAAAAGGTAGAACCAAATAGTCCGGAGTGGATTTTTATCTTGGCGATAAGTCCACATTTCAGATAGGCAGCCTCGAGCTCGCTTTTTGTAGCGTTTCCTTGAGAAAAGGCATAAGCAGTGGTGATAGCGTTGATGATTGAATTGTCTAGACACGTGGCTGGTTCCCCAGTAATTCTCATGTCCAGCGGCCAACCATCAGCATCCTGCATCTTTGGAAGAGGCTCGCGGCACTTTGTTTTGTTACGTTTAAAGAACAAGGTTTTGGCGTACATCCTTAATCGCTGCTGTAAGAGTTCTGAAAAACCCCCTCGTTCAAGTATTTGGTTGACGAGGTCACGTAAGAACCTGCTCTGGGTACGGTCGTAGCGAGAAAAATCACACTCAATAACTCGGTTTTTGTATTTATCGATGGCTAAGGTGTCATCGCCCATGAGTAATTGGTATATTCGATCGCGACCGTCGACTGCAAGTCTGACAAATTGGTCCAACGTTGAGGAACTAGCACCACAAGTAAAATATGGGACGGTAGTGACGTTTGCATGATGCAAGACGCCTTCACCAAGGCTGTTCCAGGACTCAGTTGAAAGCCAGAGTCCAATCTCGCTGGTTTTTTGACCCATAGCGAGAAAATCTACCCCTGACACATTGAATAGGGGACGTGGGACCATTTTTTCGTGACCATTGATGACTTCATCTCCCTTGATCATCATTGGGATCATAGTGAGATTGGTTCCCTCCTGTATATCAAGCTCAGCCTGGTCGATATTGCGTTTTTGGCGTGCTGAGAGTTCATGATACCAGTCATCAATGGGGGTTGAGGAAAGGACAATCTGTTGAGCGATTTCATTAAGAGGATCAACG